GCGTGTTGATCTTATCTAGTGACACTCTGAAGAGTGCCACCAATAAAGTCAATCTTTATGCCGCCACCTCATTATCTATTCCAATTATTACGCTTTGGCTTGATACTATTTGTTTCGTAAGTGTCACATTATATGCAGGGCTTGAATACATGGCTTGAATTTCTTCTATTAAGTTAGTCAGTGTTTTGCCATGGCGGTTTGAACTTGTCTCAAAGTCTAGTAAGTCAGTTTCTATCCGAAAATAATGCTGGTAGTTTTCGCCAGTGTTGTTCCAGTTTCTGCCCACTGATTTAGCTATGTTTAAAGTGTATGACATTTTGTTTCTCTTTCTTTGGTTTGGTTGCGTTGGTCTTATGAAGTAACACTCTTGAAAGTGTTACCGCTAAGATCAATCTTATTTTGCCTCATGTTTAAATTCAGCACATTTGTTTTCTATATCCCACATGGGCTTGGCGAGTAAATCTACTTGAGCGACTAGATGCTCTAGTTGTCCGCTTATCATGCATAGGGTGCCTAGATGCTCTTGGTTGGTTGCCCATGCTTCAGCACTTGCCTCAAGCTCTTTGCCTAATCTTGTTAAGTGGTTTGCTATCTCTATGCGTGTCATGTTGTTTTCTCTTTCTGTTTTGGTTTGATATTATTTATATCGGTTTAAATATTTTCTGTCGTAAAAAGCTTTTAAAGTTAATTCGGCTTTTGTGTCTCCATCCAACATAAGATTTTCTAAATGTGTTAACCATGTAGTAACGTGGTAATATACTTGCTTAGGAAGTTTTTTTATTGGTTTATCTTTTTTGTACTGACTAGGGAAAATAACGTGCTCATAATTAGGTTTGAAATCGTATGACATTTTGTTTTGTTCCTATGTTTGTTATCTTCTGACACAACAGATAATCATATCTGAACCTGTGTGAACCCCTAAAATTAGCCTATAAATATTATTTCCAGGTAGTGTGACATATATACAACAAAATGACGGAACGGCTTTTTATGACCTACTACCAGCAAATGAGCCTAATAGCGCTGTATGAGGCTTATATTAAGTGTCAGCCATAGTTCATGCTTTGTTCTATATGATAGTTGTATATATGTCACAGTACCTGGATAGTGTTACATTATAACATAACATCGGACATGAAAACTTAGGGGTGTACCCTGTAAAGATTACCTAGGGGTGTACCTGTAGGATTGTATACATTTGACAGTTTACCGTGGTAGTTTTTCTTTGGGCTTGGCTAGTGTGCATCCCCAAAGCGTTTTCGTGTTTCGTTTCTGGGATTGCTTAACAAGTTAAGTTTCTACAGATATGATTGATCTAGTATCAGTCACGCAATTCAATAAGATCAAAGGGTTACGCTATATAATATAGGCATACATTTAATAAACGTTCTTGTTCTCCCTTTGTTCTCATTACTATCACAGTTTGTTCATGCTTTGTTCTCTTTTGCAGGGCGGGGCGAGGGCCAGACACCCCCACGGCGGTATATATACATACCCAGCAACACACGGGGTTTTTGAAATGGGCCTTTTTGGGTTGTATACAGGGGAAACATACTTTCCTGGGAGTAATAACTTGTAAATAGTACACTATATAGTACATATGTTTCCTATACGAAACTTTATATGCACGGCGGCAAAGAAAAACTACAAGATAAACTGGATTATGTGTGTTTTATGGCTTGACTTAGGCTCAGAAAAGAGTATAACTACGTAGTAGTAGTAGCCTATAGTTAAACATTAAAGTTATAACAAAGAAATAGTTAACAAAGAATAGTTTAACTAACAAAACTTAGATATAGACAATGTTTAACTTTAAAGTTTAACTATAGGGGTGATATGTCTATTGTACTTTTCTCTTTATTTGTATTATCTGTGTTTATATTAGTAGTTATGACTTATTTAAGTGGTTAATGGACTTGACACTATATACGATCTGTAGTAAACTATAATTAAGCTACAACTGCATAGGTTATTACACTCCTGTGTCTCCGCTCTCTCTCGCTCAAAGTAATAACTTTGTAGTTGTAGCACTTATTTACAATAAAGTTTAACTTAGAGCTTGACAATACCCATGAAACCAGTACAACTATGTGCAAGTGAAAGTGTTATAGAAGACTTCTACAGAGCATTAGCATCTAATAACACTCGTGCAATACAGAAGGTACACATTCCTAAGAGTGATGTGTTCTACGTGCGTGAAGCAATATACCAAGCTACGGATGCGTGGTACACATTAGACCACGTAGAGAGAGCTATGTTCTTAGAAGGGCATCTAACTCGTTATGAAGTGCTAGACCCAGACAGGGAGCGTAACTATGGTAGGTAGAAACTACAAAAAAGAGTACAGCAATTACCAAGGCAAGCCCTCTCAAGTTAAGAAGAGAGCCTCACGTAATACTGCTCGTGCTACTATGGTAGCTGCAGGCAAAGTTAAACTAGGTGACAACAAAGACGTAGACCACAAGAATGGAAACCCTAAGGATAACCGCAAGTCTAACTTAAAGGCTAAACCTAAGAGTGTTAATCGTAGTTTTCCTCGCAACAGTAAAGCAGGCAAGAAGTAGTGCCTAAGTTAAACGAAACATCAGAGTTCACTATACCGCTTAAGAACTTGTTAGGCTTAGTGGCAGCAACAGCTATATCTGTGTGGGCTTACTTCGGTATTATGGAGCGTCTAGCTTTTATAGAGAATGACGTTGCTACTATGTTTGTAGAGGTTGAAGAGAATGACACTTGGATAGATAACTGGAAACCGCCAGCGTCTGTTCAGGAGAACATCAAACGGGTCAGAGACATAGAGTTACAACTAGTAGAGATGCAACTTAAGCTACGAATATTGTTAGCTAGAAGGCAGTAGTATGGCAGTAGAATATAGAGGTGAGAAATTTGAAGGTTACAACAAACCTAAGAGAACACCTAAACATCCTAAAAAGTCCCACGTTGTGCTTGCCAAAGAAGGTGACACCATTAAGCTCATCAGGTTCGGCGAGCAGGGAGCAGAAACGGCAGGTAAACCAAAAGAAGGTGAATCTGACCGCATGAAGAAAAAACGTGCATCCTTTAAAGCAAGACACGGTAAGAATATAAAAAAGGGAAAACTCAGCGCAGCATACTGGGCTGATAAAGTCAAATGGTAAAAACATAAGGATTAAATATCATGGCAACTACTACACTAACACAAGGCATCGAAGCCTATCAAACAGATATTACATTTGGAGATGGTATTGATGTAACAGGAACTACTACACTTGGTAGCTCTGTAAATAGTCTCTTCGTCAAGCACGTAGCTCACGTTACTGGTGTTACAGTTAACTCAACTGCAGGTGACTCTCCAGCTATTGGTATATTTGCACAGCCAGCAGGTACAGTAATTACAGACATTAAAATCTTTTGTGTAACTGCTCCCGTTATTGGAAGTGGTGACATTGGTTATGAAGTAGGTACGTCTTCTTCAGGCGCACAAATTGTAGCTACTCAAGCTGACGAAATCTTAGATGCAGGTACAACCGTTGTTGTAGGTAACGTAACAGTTACTGCTCTAATTCTTCAGACTCAAGATGCCACAACTGCACCAGTTTCTGTTCAGTATGCAGCGGCTGCACGTAACATCTTCTGTAACATTACTAACACAGAAAACGCTACTACAGCAGGTTCATTTACCTTTGTTATTGAATACATACAGGTAGCATAATGGTTGATCAAGCTGCATTAGTAGGAGAAAACTTAGGGTGGGCTGTAGAAACTGCAGTTACCCTAGGTAACACTAATACTACACACGTAGATTGCACTGACGCTAAGATGGTGTTTATTGAGACAAGCCATGATTTAGATATTGGGTTTGCGGCAGCGGAGGCTGACGTTACAGATAATGACATTATGCTTCCTGCTGGTGTACATACTCTTGTAGTACCTAAAGCTATCGGCAATTCTACTATCCTAAACTATAGACGGGGTAGTAGCACAAGTACATTAGTACGTGTAATTTTATCGTAAGTTAAACAAAAAGGAATATACTATGGCTAAGATGCCTATGGTTAAAAAGAACGGCAAGAAAGTCCCTGCATTTGCTGCTGACGGTGTTGGCAAAATGATGAAGGGTGGAATGGCTAAAAAGAAACCTGCAGCTAAAATGATGGCTGGCGGTATGACAAAGAAGAAACCTGCAGCCAAGATGATGGCAGGTGGAATGGGTAAGAAGAGCGGTTACATGTATGGCGGTATGGCTAAGAAACCTGCAGCTAAAAAGAAGTAACTGCATAACGGGATTGCAATATTGTATGTAGTCCTACACTAAAAAACATGGTATAACTATCCTTGGTAACATAAAAGGAGTTATACCATGTTTAAACGTTTTCTTAATAGACTACAACAAGGCCAAATGCGTAGAGTACAATACTGGCAGTTACATAACATGTCAGACGCTATGCTCAAAGACATAGGAATGACACGTGGTGAAATCAAAGACAGGTTCTACAACCAAGAAAAAGTCAACAGTTAATGCGGCTGGTAATTATACTAAGCCTACTATGCGCAAGCGTATTTTTTCTGCCGTTAAAGCAGGAACAAAAGGTGGATCAGCAGGGCAGTGGTCGGCCCGTAAAGCTCAACTTGTTGCATCTCGTTATAAAAAAGCAGGTGGAGGATACAAGTCATGAAGGGCGTAAAGCATTATAAGAAAGACGGTACGGAACATACAGGCGGTACTCACAAGATGCCTGATGGTTCTTTACACACAGGTAAAGCACACAGTAAGACAAGCGTAAAACTAATGCACTATAAAGATTTAAGTAAAACTGCAAAGGCTAAAGTAGATGGCAAAAGCAAAAAGTCAAAAAAGTCTTAGTCAGTGGACTAAGCAAGATTGGAGAACTAAAAGTGGTAAACCTTCGACTCAAGGTTCTGGCGCTACAGGGGAAAGGTATTTACCTGCAGGTGCTATTAAAGCTATGGATTCAGATACTTATGCGAAAAGTAGTGCAAAGAAAAGAAAAGATACAAAGGCGGGTAAGCAATTCTCTAAGCAACCTAAAAAGGCGGCTCAGACTTCCAAACGTTTTCGGAGGGGATGATGACCTCCTTTGAAGATGCCGACACAAATAACACTGGCGCTATTGAGAAGCCAGAGTGGGACGCCTTAGTACTAGAAGACAAACGTAGGAGAATAGAAGATGAGGACGCACATAGGGATCAAACTAGAAAGATGGCTTGGTTCGCTTTATGGGGAATGTTACTTTATCCTTTTGGTGTCGTTGGCACAGGTGCGCTTGGGCTTGACAACGCTTCGGCAATCATTGGGAGCATGGCTTCCATTTACTTTGTGTCTGTTGCTGGTGTTGTTTCTGTCTTTATGGGCGTAGCTACGTTAGCCAAGAAGGCTCCACTTAAATGATCATTGGTCAACTCTTAGGTGCAGTAGGTGGCTTGGCTACAAGTTACATGGACGGTAAGGTAGCCGTACAAAAAGCTAATGCAGAAATTAAAGTTAAGCAAGCTACAGGTGAGATTGATTGGGACATAGAGGCAATCAAGGCTACACAGAATAGCTGGAAAGACGAATGGATCACGCTACTATTTTCAATACCTTTGATACTTGCCTTCTGTGGCGATTGGGGTAATGAGATTGTGCAGCGTGGTTTTTTAGCATTAGAGGTTATGCCAACGTGGTATCAGTACTCACTAGGTGGAATTGTAAGTGCCAGCATTGGTATGCGGTCTGTATCTAAATTCTTTGGTAAGAAATAATGTGGGTACTAGTTTGGATACAATTAATCTCAGGTATGCCCCTTGAATACTTTCAGTTATCTGTGTATGATAGCAGAAATATATGTGAACAACAAAGAGAAAAAGCAGAAATTATGATTACACATAACGGTATAACTGTAGCGTGTATGCACTTAGGAAATGTAGGAGATAAACAGTGAGTTTTAAATTAAGTGAACGCAGCCTATCTAAACTTGAAGGCGTAGACAGCAGCTTGGTAGCTGTAGTCAAACGTGCAATTGAATTAACTAAAGTAGACTTTGGTGTAATTTACGGTATGCGTACTGTAGAAGAGCAAGAGAAACTTGTAGCGGCAGGTAAGTCACAGACTATGAAGTCAAACCACCTTGTAGGTAAGGCAGTAGACTTGATGGCATACGTAGATGGTAAAGGCGTGTGGGAACTAAACGTCTATGATGATCTATGTGACGCAATGAAAGCTGCAGCAGAAGAACTAGGTACTCCCGTTAAGTGGGGTGCAGCATGGTCAGAGGGTGACATTCGTACATACCCCGGCACTGCAGAAGATGCAATGATGAAGTACGTTGACCTACGGCGCAGTCAGGGACGTAGACCATTTATTGATGGTCCCCATTTCGAGAACATGTAAAGGAATTAGTATGGCACGTGAGCTAACAGAACGACAGCAAAAGTTTTTAGCAGTCCTCATGGATGAGGCAGGTGGAGACATTGGCACTGCTAAACTCATGGCTGGTTACTCAGCCAATACTACTAACACAGAGATTACTAATAGTCTTAAAGAAGAGATACTAGATGTAACACATAGCTACTTAGCACGTAACGTACCTAAAGCTGCAATGGCTATGGTAGGTGCCTTGTATGATCCTACTGAACTAGGCATACGGGATAAGATGGCTGCAGCAAAAGAACTACTAGATCGTACTGGTCTTGTTAAAACAGAGAAGCTGCAGGTAGAAGCAAAGGGTGGTGTTATGTTAATGCCAGCTAAAGCAGTTGAAGAAGAGACATGTGCATGTGGAAACAATATAAGTGACTGTGCCTGTAATGACTAAATCTGTAGGTATGTGGAAACTACCCCAGCCGACTGACATAAAAGAAGACAATATATGGGTTTCAATCCCACGTGTAGCAAGAACAATTCCGTATGGGTATGAATTAGACCCAGAAGATAGCAGAATACTCTTGCCAATTGACTACGAACTTGATATGCTAGAGCAAGCAAAGAAATACATTAAACAGTATTCGTATCGGGAAGTAGCAAACTGGCTTACCAGAAACACAGGTAGGTCAATTTCACACGTAGGATTAAAGAAACGGTTAGACAATGAGCGA